GTGTGATGAGGGTGGCTACAATGATCGGGACGCTAATGGTGCTCCGGGTCGCAAGTCCAATCATGGTTCGGGTACTGCCATTGACTTGAACTGGTCCGAAGAGGGCGCTCAAGGCTCTGCTTGGGGTAAGAAGTTCTTTGCCCAGACTAAGCCTCGTCTCGCTATCCAGGCCATGAAGAAGCGTTATGGTAAGTGGGTTCAGTGGGGTGGCGATTGGCGTGCAAACGATTACATGCACTGGGAGATCAAGCCTGGTGTGTCGGCTACCGATATCAAGGCAGCCTGCTATAAACTAGGAATTAATTCTAATGGAGTACGTACGAAATGAATAAGTTTAGATATATCCGGGTACACCTCGGCAAGTAAGACCCCCTAGAAGGCTCTACAAGGGCCGTACGGGTACGAAGTCCCCCTATCTGGTATCTCCAGGTGGGGGGATTTTTTCGTGTCTCTACGGGGCTGTAATCCCTTCGGGATACGGGACGGATAGCCTCGCTAAGCTCGGCATTTCCAGATTCCCGAAAAAGAGAAACGCCCCCCTACCCCCCAAGATTCAAGATCAAGGTAGGATAGGGGAACTCCTGGATATTTCCGTCATCCGTCAAATGGAGTTCCCGCCCCACGGTTTCCCGCGTGGAACACAGTACACGCTAAACGCTAGAAACGCAAGAGCCTTGACACAAGCGTACCGCAGACGGTACGGTCTAGCCATGAGCCAGCCAGAATACATTTCATTCTCACAATTCACGACATACCTCTCGTGTTCTGAGAAGTACCGTCTGTCCCGCATCCTCCAGCTAGAGGAAGATCCGGCCTGGTACTTCGCAGGCGGTACGGCAGTCCACGCGGCAGCCGACGCAATCGACCATGCACTACTCGCAGAAAAGGTGGTGCCGTTCTGATGAGTGCAGTAGCAGCAGGACTACAAGCGTTCGAAGAGTCCATGGCAGAGTCCATCGTTGCCGGCAAAGGCAAGGAATGGCGTGCAGGTGGACGAGCCACTAAGGCCATGCCCAACAAGGAAGACGGCACGTGGTGGCGTATGGAGGGACCGAAGATGGTCCAGTCGTACTACCAGTGGCGACTCAAGAACCCAGCAATGGACATCTGGGTCACACCAGACGGGGTACCCGCCATCGAACTCTCCATCAACGTCACCATCCCAGGTGGCATCGTGCTCAAGTGCTACATTGACCGAGTATTCCAAGACACCCAGGGCAACCTGATGATCGTGGACTTGAAGACCGGCAAGGCACCGTCGTCCAGTCTCCAGCTCGCAACCTACGCCCTCGCCATCAAGCAACAGTTCGGTATCGACGTGAAGTACGGGTCGTACTGGATGGCACGCGACGGCAAACTGGACACTGTACATGACCTTGACTTCATGCCGAGGGACATGGTGTCCCGTTGGATTCGTGACGTACACAAGGCAATCAAGTTGGGCCTGTTTGTTCCCAACATTACGATGATGTGTAACTCTTGTGGTTTGAAGAAAGAGTGCTATGCTTTCGGTAGCACTACACACAAGCCTAACTTTGATAGCGACTTGGAGGAAAGTAATGAATGAGCCGAAGCACAAGCTCACAGTAAAGATTCTCGGTGAGCTCCGCACCATTCAGGGTGACACGTATGAGGAGTTCACTGCTGAGCGCGACAAGGCACTTGAAGGGATTCAGGCCGATGTTGAGTTCGTTAACCTGGTCCGTGCTGCTTCTAACGCAGCGCCTCTACTTTCGGGCGGAGAAACTTTCACTGCCCCCGTTGCCGAGCCCGTGTCGTTTGCGACTGCACCCGCAGCGTGGGACGCACCCGCCGCAGCACCCGCAGCATTCGGTGCAGCAGCAACCCAGATGTGCGACCACGGCCCGATGACTGCACGCAGTGGTGTCGGTGCTAAGGGTCCGTGGCGTGGATGGTTCTGCCCGACCGCTAAGGGAACACCCGGTCAGTGCAAGGCAGTGTTCGTGAATCGCGGCACCGCTGACTGGAACAACTTCCCCGCATAGTCTTGGGGTGGGGTCATTGAATGGGAAGCAGTGACCCCGCCTCAAACCTTCCTAAAGGAGCATCTATGAACGTAACTATCACGACACGAACTAAGAGTGACACGGCACCAGACATCAACTTGATCCGCAACTATCTTGATTCGCTCGGTTTGGATCTCATTAGCATCAACACCTATATCGGCTACAGCTCTGACGATGCGTGGTCCGACTAAGTGAGAACCCTAGATAGGGCTGTGCGCTCCATTGACCGTGGAGGATCGGCACTCCCAATGCCATTCAAGTCATGGTCAGACAACCACATCTCTATCCGCCGAGGTGAAGTCAGCATGATCGCTGGCCCACCCGGTGCCGGCAAATCTACAGTGGCCCTAGCACTAGCCGTGAAGGCACAAGTACCTACCCTGTATGCATCTATGGACAGCCACGAATCCACTATGGCTATTCGTTCTCTATCTATGGTTACGGGTGTACGTCAGCAGGAAGTCGAAGAGCGTATGCTCAACGAACCTGACTGGGCTGCACGCACCCTTCGGGAAAACGTCGGACATATCAAGTGGATGTTCGATGCTTCTCCTACCCTGAGTGATCTTGAAGATGAGATCAACGTGTACCGCATGACGACAGGTTCCGACCCGCAACTCGTGGTAGTGGACAACGCTGTCGATGTGACGCACGACTCGGGTGACGAGTTCTCCTCACTCCGGTCGCTTATGCGAGAGGTGAAGTGGTGGAGTCGGGAACTAAACGCAGCATTCCTGATCCTCCACCACACGTCAGAATCCTATGACGGCTACCCGTGTCCACCACGTGCAGCTTTGCATGGAAAGATCGCACAGATCCCGTCGCTCATCATGACCCTAGCGTCACAGCCAGGTGGACTAGCGGCAGCAGCAGTGAAGAACCGTTACGGTCCCGCTGATGGCACAGGCAAGACGGCCATCTGGATGGACTACTCTCCCGCAGTGATGATGATTAAGGACTTTGAGGGATGAGTCAATACAATAAGGCCAAGGGTTCACGGTGGGAAGCAGACATCGAGAACTACCTCAACGAGTGCGGCATCAAGGCACGCCGGCTACCCCGTGCAGGTGCCAAAGATATCGGTGACGTGGCTATCGAGATGTTCAACAACCATGTCATTGTGATTGAAGCGAAGAACACTAAGACCAGCGAGATGGCGCAGTATCTTCGTGAAGCTGAGACTGAAGCGGGACACTATGACGAGAAGTACAACACTCTCGCCTACGGTGTAGTGGTCACGAAGACTAGGCAGAAGTCTACGGGTGATGGCAGGGTGACGATGACGTTGGATACGTTCATCAACCTGCTAAGGTGGGAGTCACTAGCATGACGGAAGCCCGGTTCGATATCTGGCCAGTGCTAGAAGCATACGGTTGGGATCTGCCAGGGCCACGAGGAGTATGGCAATCCATCAAATGCCACGCACACGACGACGGACACGCATCCTGCCGCATCAGCTCGGATGCAGGCCACGTCAAATGCCTAGCATGTGGATTCTCAGGCGACGCTATAGATGTTGTACGACACTATGAAGGATGTGGATACAAGGATGCTGTCACTAGATGCGAGAGTATTACTGGAGGAAGCGACAGCGGCGTATCAAGCACAACTAAACGAGGTCGCACCGTATCTGGTGGCTCGCGGTCTGAGCAAAGAGGCCGCGCTTACACACCGCCTCGGTTACGTTCACGAACCGGTGATCGGGCATGAGCAGTATGCAGGTAGGTTATCAATTCCCTACATCACACCTACAGGGGTCGTTGATATACGCTTCCGCGCCATTAGAGACGACGACTCTCCGAAGTATCTGTCACGCAGTGGTGCAGAATCCGTTCTCTACAACGTCCCAGCCTTCGAACTTGACAGTGACTACATTGCTATCTGCGAAGGGGAAATGGACACCATCATCGCCAGCTCAATGGTCGGTGTCCCTGCTGTTGGGTTGGCAGGAGCAAACGCATGGAAGAACTGGTACTCCCGTGCTTTCATGGACTACCGCAAAGTGTTCGTACTCTGCGACGGTGACCAGCCAGGGCGAGACTTGGGTAAGAAGATTGCTCAACAGATTGATGTCGCTATCGTGGTGACTATGCCCGATGGTATGGATGTAAACGACCTGTACCTAGCCGAAGGACCGGAAGGTATCTTGAAGAAGATGGGACTACAGCATGTCTGATGTTGCCGTAATGTTCGTGACCGTGCTGCTTGCATGTGTGGCAGCTATCGCTATCTACAACTGGATTCGTGCCGAACTAGATGAGCGTGCATGGCGACGCATCCTTGAAGAAGAAGACTCACGACTGCCCATGTATCGCCTCGTGAACGTTGAAGGTAAGGACAGTGATCGTGAGTGAACAGTCAGGACTGGACGGAACTAATCAGGATGATACAGGCGATTGGCTTGAAGGTGATAGCGGTCGATCAGACAACGGGAATCGTGACGGCTCAAGTCCCATCGCTACCAAATACTCGGCCATCTCGCTGATCAACCATGCTGCCGTGAAGAAGCACGGTCACGGCGTATCGACTGATGAGTTGGTCAACTTCACTGACAACCTGCATGATCGTATGGTGTATCGCGTCAAGGGGATTGGACACAGGCAGTATGCGGGAAAGATCCAAGCGTTCGAAACGTACACTGTGGACCGCATGGTGGAGGAGACGTTGGACGAGCTTGCTGATGTTCTTGCATACGTGAACATGCTTACTATCAAGTTCCTGTCAGCAGCGAGGAGTATCGGATGACTAGGTACTCTAGGCACGACAATCCGTATTACGAACCGGAACAGTTCGGCCTTCACATTATTGGTGAGGTTGAAAACACGGACGAGGAATACACGTTCGACTACACCGTCCTGTGGGCCGACAGTGACGGTAAGCTTTACTGGTCGTGGGACGCTGGGTGCTCGTGCCCCAGCCCTTTCGAAGATCAAACCCTGGAAAGCATGACCACTGGAAGTCTCTCCGAGTTTGAGTCGTTCGCCAGGGCGAAGCTCCCGGATTCCAAGGATAAGTGCTACAACTCAGCAGTGGAACAACTTCAGAACCTTCTCGGAAAGGCAAGGCAATCATGAAGCGCGTCTGGGTTATCAGTGATCTGCAAGTTCCGTACCATGATGCACGGGCCGTTGACGCTGTAGCCCAGGCCATTGAGGACTTGAAGCAGCCCGAAGATACCGTCATCACCATCGGTGACGAGCAGGACTTCCAAACCATTTCACGGTGGTCAGCCGGTACGCCACTGGAGTACGAGAAGTCTATCGGTAAGGACCGTGACGCTACCGTACAGATCCTCAAAGATCTCCAGGTGCAGCACGTCATCCGATCCAATCATACCGATCGTCTTTTTGCCTCGGTGATGCGCCGCATTCCTGGCCTCATGGGTCTACCCGAGTTGGAGATCGAGAACTTCTGGCGACTCGGTGAACTCGGCATCACCTATCACAAG